TATCCTGTTTCTGAAAGAGAAGCTATTTCAATTGTTCCAAGAAGAAAATTAAAACAATTTGAAGAAACAGGTAGAATGAAAAGTAAAAGAACAATGTTTGGCAACGTAGATACTCCAGAAGGAATATTAAAATATGATAGTGTAGTAGGAGGATTTGTAGATCCTAAATATCCAACACAAGTTGTTGATAACGCACAAATTAAAACTTGGGCTGCAGAAAACCCAATGCCAGTTAAAGCTGGAACGGAAGATGCATTAAAACCTATCAAAGGTAATTTATTAAAAACAGTTGGTAAATCTTTAGCTTACGTCGGCGCTCCATTACCTACTGCTCTCATAGATAGTTACTTTGTTGGTAAACAAATATCAGAAGATAAACCCGCAGCAGAAATTGCTAAAGATCCGTTGAACTGGTTAGGACTTGCTACCATGTCATCACTATCAAATATTTCAGGAGTTACAAAACCAGGTAAAGTAAATGCAGCATTAAGATTAGGAATGAGTCCAGGATTAATTAGAGGTGTTAGTAGATTTGCAGGTATACCAGGATTAGCAATTAGTACAGCGTTGACTGCGTATGACCAATATAACAAATATCAAAACGAAGAAGGATTAATATATAATTTTTTCAATAAAGGCTCAAAAGCGATTTAATTGACAGAGCCAAAAACAACTGATACAACCCGATAAGGTGTTGAATCAATACAAAATAGAGGATAGAATAGCTCATGGCTACAATAGATAAAAGTTTACCCAATACAAAAACGGAAATAGAGATTCCAGGAGAAGAAGAGATTGTTGAAACTCAAGAAGAAATTGTTGAAAGACAAGAAGGTGGGGAAACTGAAATTGAAATGACAGAAGACGGTGGAGCAACCGTTAATTTTGATCCATCAGCAGCTACTCCTGAAGGCGGAGAAGACCATGACGCCAATCTAGCAGATTTTTTAGATGATAAAGTTTTAGATCCATTATCTTCAGAATTAATGGACCAATATAATTCTTACAGAGAAACTAGAGGTGATTGGGAAGAAAGTTATAGAGAAGGTTTAAATCTTTTAGGATTTAAATATGTAAACAGAACAGAACCTTTTAGAGGAGCTAGTTCGGTTACTCACCCTGTGCTTGCAGAAGCAGTTACACAATTTCAAGCTCAAGCTTACAAAGAATTATTACCTGCAGAAGGTCCAGTTAGAACTCAAATTTTAGGGGATGTTAATGTTGCTAAAGAAGAGCAATCTAAACGTGTTAAAGATTTTATGAATTATCAAATCATGGATCAGATGAAAGAATACGAACCAGAGTTTGATCAAATGTTATTTTACTTACCCTTATCAGGATCTACTTTTAAAAAAGTTTATTATGACGACCTTTTAGGTAGAGCTGTAAGTAAATTTATACCGGCTGAAGATATAGTTGTTCCGTACTCTGCTACCTCATTAGAAGATGCGGAGGCAATTATTCATATGGTTAAAATGTCGGAGAATGACTTAAGAAAACAAATGTATGCAGGGTTTTATAAAGAAGTAGAACTAGGAGAACCACAATTAAAAGAAAGTAAAATAAAAGATAAAGAATTAGAGCTTGAAGGAATAAAAGCAAATGGCACTGAAGACATGTACACTATTTTAGAAATGCATGTTAATTTAGATTTAGAAGGTTATGAAAACATGGACGAAGATGGTGAGACCACTGGAATTAAATTACCTTATATTGTAACTATTGATGAATCTACTAATAACATTTTAGCTATTAGAAGAAATTATAATGCTCAAGATCCTTTAAAAAAGAAAAAAGATTATTTTGTACATTACAAATTTTTACCTGGAATGGGTTTCTATGGTTTAGGTTTAATTCATATGATTGGTGGGTTATCACGTACTGCAACTGTTGCATTAAGACAATTATTAGATGCTGGAACTTTAGCTAACTTACCTGCTGGTTTTAAAACTAGAGGCGTTAGAATGAGAGATGATGCACAACCATTACAACCCGGCGAGTTCAGAGATGTCGACGTTCCGGGAGGAAATATTAAAGATCAGTTTATGCAATTACCATTTAAAGGACCTGATCAGACTTTACTACAACTAATGGGGATTTGTGTTAGCTCGGCTCAACGATTCGCGAGCATCGCTGATTCACAAGTGGGCGATATGAATCAACAAGCAGCCGTGGGTACTACTGTGGCGTTATTGGAACGTGGATCGCGGGTTATGTCAGCTATTCATAAAAGATTATATGTAGGACTTAAAAATGAATTTAAATTATTAGCAGGAGTATTTAAAACTTACTTACCGCCGGTTTATCCTTATGATGTTCCAGGTGCAAGACGAGAAGTTAAGGTGCAGGACTTTGATGACAAGGTAGATATTTTACCTGTTGCAGATCCTAATATTTATTCTCAAACACAGAGAATTTCTATGGCACAAATGCAATTACAATTAGCACAATCGAATCCTAAAATGCATAACATGTATCAAGCGTATAGATCTATGTATGAAGCAGTAGGTGTAAAAAATATTAATGCAATATTACCACCTCCTCAACCACCACAACCAATGGACCCAAGTTTAGAGCATATTATGGCAATTAGTGGTAAACCTTTTCAAGCTTATCCAGGTCAAGACCACAAAGCACACATTGATGCTCATTTAAGTTTCATGTCTATCTCTATGGTACAAAATAATCCTGTAGCAATGATGGCTTTACAAAAAAATATACTTGAACACATTAGTTTAATGGCACAAGAACAAATTCAATTAGAATATGTTCAAGAGTTACAAGAATTACAAAACATTCAAAAACAAATTCAGCAAATGGGACCAATGATGCAGAATCCACAAGCAATGCAACAAAATCCACAAGCGATGCAAATGGCTCAAAGAGTTAAACAACTAACTTCTATGATGGAAGCTAGAAAAGCAGTGTTAATTGCAGAGATGACTATGGATTATGCTAAAGAAGAAGACAAAATTAGCTCTGAAGTAGGTGGTGATCCACTACTTAAATTAAAATCTAGAGAACTAGACTTAAAAGCTAGAGCAGATCAAGACAGAACTGCAAATAACGAAGCAAGATTAGATTTAGACACTATGAAAGCTATGATGAACGATGCACAACACGATGAAAAGCTAGAACAAAACGAAGATTTAGCTCAAATGCGTGCAGGAGTTTCTATTGCAAAACAAGAAATGGCAGACCAAAGTAAAAGACACGATTTTGGTAGAAATTTTAAAAAAAACTAGATATAAATCTAATCAAGGAGAAAATTATGATTAAAAAAGCAAAAGACCCTAAAGCTGTTACAGAAGTAGGTGTCGGTAAAGATGGATACAAAACAGGCGGCGTTACAATCGAAGCTACAAACCCTTTTGAAACTCAAACAGTAGATGTTAGAGGAACTAAAAGAATGAGAGCTGATAAAAAACCTGTTAAGGCGAAGTGGTACTAATTCATGTGGTTATCGGCAATTAAATTAGCCGTTTCTGCTGGTAGTAAAATTTATGCTAACAAGCAGAAGACGAAGATAGCTATGTCAGATGCACAGCTTATGCATGCATCACGTATGGCCGAAGGTAAGGAAGCTTACCAAGGTAAACTTCTAGAAGCTCGTCAGTCAGACTGGAAGGACGAGGCAGTTTTAATAATTCTCTCGGCGCCAATCGCGATTTTGGCCTGGGCGACTGTAAGTGACGATCCATCAGCTATGGAGAAAGTGAATGTGTTCTTCGAACACTTTGCAGCACTCCCGGGCTGGTTTACAAATTTGTGGATCCTTGTCGTTGCGAGCATTTATGGTATAAAGGGAACACAAATATTTAAACAACACGGAGGAAAAAAATAATGCCAAATACAGGAAGAATGAATCTTTTAGAAGAAATGGGTAGAATTGATTCTGAAAAGATGAATAAAAACAGAAGAGCTGAAAAAGACAGAGTAATGTCTGAATTAAATATGGGAATGAAAAAAGGCGGAAAAGTTCAAAGCTATGGACACGGCGGAAAAGTTAAAGGTTGTGGAATGGCTAAAAAAGGAAAAGGAAGGGCTTACGGTAAAAACTCATAATGAAAAAATTAAAACCAGTTCCAAAAGAAAAAAAGAAATCATTAGGAAAACTACCTAAAAAAGTTAGACATAAAATGGGCTTTATGAAAAAAGGTGGCAAAGTAAGATAATGAAAAAAATTTGGCAAAAAATAATAGATAAAATTTTTGGCAAAAGATGTAAATGTATTAACAAAGAAAGATCTACTAAAACATTTATTTTATGTAGTGACTGTGGAGAAATATTAAATGGCTAAACCCGGACTTTACGCGAATATTCACGCGAAGCGTAAGCGTATCAAGGCAGGCAGTAAAGAAAAAATGAGAAAACCTGGAAGTAAAGGTGCTCCTACTGCAGCTAACTTTAAAAGAGCAGCGAAGACAGCAAAGAAAAAGTAATGACAATCCGTAAGACTACAAAAGGTCCCGGAGCTAATTATAGACCTACTAAATCAGGTGCTGGAATGACTGCTAAAGGTGTTAGGGCATATCGAGCCGCTAACCCTGGATCTAAATTAAAAACTGCAGTTACAGGTAAAGTTAAACCTGGATCTAAATCTGCAAATAGACGTAAGTCGTATTGTGCAAGATCAGCTGGACAATTAAAAAACTCATCAGCTAAAACAAGAAATGATCCTAATTCTAGAATTAGACAAGCAAGACGAAGGTGGAAGTGTTAATGAAAGATGCAATTTTAACAGCACTGGCCGCAAGATATGAAGCTCAAATTGCAGAAGCAGATGCAACAGTTAAAATATATTTAGAAAATTCAGTAGGTATTGGAGAACATCCACAACACATTGATGAAGTAGATAAACAATTCGAAAAAATTGCAGCAGCAGAAGAAAAACTTAAAGTGCTAGAAGATTTTCGAGAACAACAAGGAGAAGAGTAATGGATGACATGCAGTTAATAGTTAAAATACAAAAAGAACTTAAATCAAGATTACAAAATATTGGAGATTCTATTCTTGGCGGTGGGGTTGACAATATGGAAAAATACAAGTACTTAATAGGACAGGCACATGCCATACAATTAACATTACAGGATATCTCTAACCTGCTAAAACCAAAGGAGCAAAAAGATGAGCAAGGAAACGTTATCGACATCGGAGAAGGAAGTACCAAAAATTAAACTTGGCCTTCAAGATAAATACGAAGAAGAAAAAAAAGAATTACCCCCAGAACCAGAACCTTTATCACCAGATAATATTGGAGATACAGTTGATGATTTACCAGAACCTTCTGGTTACAGACTTTTAGTTTTACCTTTTACACCAAAAAATAAAACCAAAGGTGGAATATTATTTTCTCAAGAAACTTTAGACAAAGCAAGAATTGCCACAACATGTGGTTATGTTTTAAAGATGGGAGATTTAGCATACAAGGACAAAGATAAATTTGGTGAGCCTTGGTGTAAAAAAGGAGATTGGGTTATTTTTGCTCGTTACGCGGGTTCAAGATTACCGATTGAAGGTGGAGAAGTGCGATTACTTAACGATGATGAAGTGTTAGGGACTATTAAAGATCCTGAATCAGTTCTTCATTTAATTTAACAATCATAGGAGAAACTATGCCAGAAGATATAAAAGCATCAGAAGAATTAATTGACGTTGGTGAAACAACCGGCGCTGAAATTGATTTAGATGATAAAGGAGAAGCGGTCAAACAAGAGGAAGTAAAAGAAGAGATTGAAGTTGAACAG